ACTAACGATGTAAAAGAAATTGAAGTGGAAAATGGTACTGTGGAAAAGTCTGAGAACATTGTGGAAAAAGCTCAAAAGAAAGTTGAGGAGAAGCCGAAAGCAGAAGCCAAGACTGTAGAAACAGAAGCGCCTAAAAAAGAAGAAAGTGTTCCAGTGGCTGCTGTTCCGACTTTAACACTTGAACAGTTAAGAGCTGGATGTGCTGAAATGTCAAGGCTTGGAAAAGGTGCTGAATTAAGAAGGCTTATAAGAGAAGTTTACAAGATACAAAAACTGGATGACCTGGATCCTAAAAACTACGAAAGTTTTGCGGATAATTTAAGAGAGTTAGGAGTAAGAATCTAATGGAAGGAAACCACAAGGATAGAAACCATGCCCTGCTTAGTGCAAGCGGGGCTAGCAGATGGATGAAATGCAACCCAAGTGCAAGGCTTGAGGACATGTTCCCTGATTGTTCAAGCGAGTATGCGGAAGAGGGAACTTTAGCTCATGAAATATCGGAGCTGAAACTGACTAAATACTTAAAAACTATGAGCCTTCGTACATTCAACAGCAAAATGAAAAAGCTGAAGTCTCATAAGCTGTACAAACCTGAAATGGAAAATTACACGGATGTTTATGTGGATAATATAAAGGAGCTTCTGATGTCGTTTGACAAGCCAGGTACAGCTGAGATTGAAAAAAAAGTTGACTTTAGCGAGTATGTTCCGGAAGGCTTTGGAACTTGCGACTTTGTTACAGTGGATAATGGAACTTTGTACATACGTGATTTAAAGTATGGGAGAGGTGTGCCAGTATCGGCACAGGATAACCCACAGCTTATGCTTTATTCACTAGGTGCTTATCTTGAATTTTCACTGTTCAATGACATTGAAAATATAAATATGGGAATTATACAGCCGAGACTGGACATCGTAAGCATATTTGAGATTTCAGCAGACGAACTCATGAAATGGGCAGAAAACGAAGTCAAGCCCAATGCTGAAAAAGCATTCAAAGGTGAAGGTGATTTCAAGGTCGGACAATGCACGTTCTGCAGGGCAAAGGCTCTATGCAGGGCTAGAGCGGAAGCCAATATGTCACTTGAAACAGAGATGAAGCTTAAAGGGAATATTTTAAGCAATGAAGAAATGGGGGAAATTCTTAACAGGGCAAGGGATGTCGTAAAATGGGTTAAGGATATTGAAAATTACTGCCAGCAAGCAATACTTCGAGGAGAGTATGTGCCAGGATGGAAAGTTGTTGAAGGGAGATCGGTAAGAGCATTTTCAGATACCGAGAAGGCAATGGAAGTTCTGAAGGAAAAAGGAGTTGCAGAAGAGCTGATGTACGAAAGAAAAATGCTTACGTTGACACAGCTTGAGGGAGTAGTAGGGAAAAAAGATTTCAATGAGTATGTAGGGGATTTCATAATAAAACCCAAAGGTAAACCAACATTAGTACCAGAGTCAGATAAAAGGGCTCCGTATGTAAATGATGTTATCAATGCAAGTGATGATTTTATAAATTTAGACAATAATGGAAAGGATGATTAGAATGGAAAATTTAAACGGAACTAGAGTAACAGTAAGAGGGAGATTAAGCTATGTGCATGTATTTAAACCGCATGCATCAGTACCGGGAGCAGAGGAGAAGTATAGCACAACGGTTCTTGTGCCAAAAAATGATGTGGAAACAAAACAGAAAATAGATGCGGCAATAAAAGCGGCTACAGAGTTAGGAGTATCAGAAAAATGGGGAGGAAAAATCCCAAATACAGTATTTACCCCAATTTGGGACGGAGATGGCGTGAATAATAGTGGAGACCCGTTTGGTCCTGAGTGTAAAGGGCATTGGGTGTTTACAGCCTCTGCAAAAGTTGACTATCCTCCGCAAGTAGTTGATAGAAGAGTACAGCCTATAACAGATCAGAGTGAAATTTACAGCGGATGTTATGCAAATGTGGCTGTTAATTTCTTCCCATATCTGTTCCAAGGGAAAAAAGGAATAGGTGCAGGATTAGGAAACGTACAGAAGATTAAGGACGGAGAAAGCCTTGCAGGTGGAAGAACCGCTGAACAGGATTTTGATGTTGTCGATGATGAAGATGACGCTTTATATTAATAGAAATTTAGATAATCACGTGGGTTTATCCTGCGTGGTTGTTTCAAACTAAGGAAGGATAAAAATCAGATGGATGTACTAAACATAGATATTGAAACGTTCAGCAGTGTGGACATAGCAAAAGCGGGGCTTTATAAATATGCTCAGAGTGATGATTTTGAAATCCTTCTTTTTGCTTATTCGCTAAACGGTTCTGATGTAAAAGTTGTAGACCTAGCTCAAGGGGAAAAAATCCCCATTGAAATAATTGAAAGATTAAACGATGGGAAAACTTTACTGCGAGCCTATAATGCCGCATTTGAGTGGAGCTGCCTTAATCAGGCTGGATATCCAACATCATTAAATCAGTGGGAGTGCACAATGATTCACGGCTATTATGCAGGCTATCCTGGCGGACTGGAAAAAGTTGGTAAGGCACTAGGATTTAAGGATGACAAGAAAAAATCAGCAACAGGGAAGGCTCTTATAAAATACTTCAGTGTTCCCTGCAAGCCTTCAAAGAGAAACGGTGAGAGAACTAGAAATATGCCCCACCACGAACCTGAAAAATGGCAACTGTATATCGAATATAACAGGCAGGATGTTGTGGCAGAAATGGCAATTGCCGACAAACTGAGAAGCGTCGTTGTTCCTGAATTTGAATGGGATTTGTGGAGAACCGACATAAGAATGAATGCTAACGGAATCAAGATTGATACGCAACTTGTTGATAGTGCCTTGTATGTAAGTGATACCTGGAATGAGCATTTAATGGAAACTGCAAGACAGATAACAAAGCTGGACAATCCAAACAGTACGGCTCAATTGTCGAAATGGTTAAAAGAAAACGGTGTAGAAGTAGAAAACTTACAAAAAGCAACTGTGAAAAAACTGATTGATGAAACTTCAGGGAATGTGAAGAAAGTGCTTGAAATAAGGCAGGAGCTTAGCAAGACAAGTACTAAAAAATATGTGGCGATGAGAGAAGCGCTTGGAAACGACGGAAGAGTAAGGGGGCTTTTGCAGTTCTACGGAGCTAACCGTACTGGACGCTGGGCTGGAAGGCTTGTCCAGGTTCAGAATCTTCCACGAAACTACTTGGCGGATCTTAACGACGCAAGGGAAATAGTAAAAAGAAGAGATGTTGACACGTTAAGCGTTTTATACAGCAACATACCTGATACTTTGTCACAGCTAATCCGTACAGCTTTTGTTCCGGAGGAAGGGAAGAAGTTTGTAATTGCAGATTTTTCGGCGATAGAAGCAAGAGTGATTGCCTGGCTTGCTGGAGAGCGGTGGAGAACTGAAGTATTCAGGACTCACGGAAAAATTTATGAAGCGTCAGCTTCACAGATGTTCGGAGTTCCAATTGAATCAATCGCAAAAGGCAAAGAAAATTATCATTTGAGACAGAAAGGGAAAATTGCTGAACTTGCATTGGGATATCAAGGTGGGCCAGGTGCTTTGACCGCAATGGGTGCGATAGACATGGGACTTACTCAGGAAGAACTGCCTGAAATTGTACGGATGTGGCGAAATTCAAATCGGAGAATAGTTGACTTATGGTACAGCCTCGGAAACGCTGCTGTAGATGTAATTGAATCAGGCTCAAGGGTAGCGGTAAAAGACTTGTTATTAAGCAGGGAAGGCGATTTGGCAAATGGTATGGACTTTTTTACCATAACACTTCCAAGTGGGCGTAAACTGTATTACGCTAACCCTGGAACTAGGGAAAACAGTTGGGGATCACAAGTTATTACTTACAAGTCAAGTAATCAGACAAGTGGAAAATGGGAAACAACAGATACTTATGGCGGAAAATTAACGGAAAATGTAGTTCAGGCTATCGCAAGAGACTGCCTTGCGGTATCAATTAAAAGATTAACTGAAAAAGGATTTAAAATTGTAATGCACATTCATGATGAGGTGGTCATTGAAACACCTATGGAAACATCTGTAGATGAAGTGTGTGAAATAATGGGGCAGGATATTGAGTGGGCTGAGGGGCTTATATTAAGGGCTGACGGCTTTGAAACACCGTATTATAAAAAGGATTGATGGTTATGTATTTAAAAGATTTTTTGAAACGGGTGGCTAATCGAGATAAAGTTTGGATAGTGTTAAGTGATTTGGATGAATGTAACGGAATTTTCAACTCTTTAGCCGTAGATTTAAAGAAAAAATTGGAAAGTTTATTCAGATTATCTGTTGTTAATTTTGAAAATGCCAGTATGATGGTAAGGCTGGATTACTCAAATGCTTATAATGATTTTCATTGAGATAATTTTTAATGAGAAAGGTTTTGTGATAAATACAGAATTTATATATGAAATTGACAAGTCTGAATTTGAAAAGCTACGTGAAGCAATAAAAATAATAGAAAAGTTTTGGAACAGTTAAAAATATTTGAAAGGAGGAAAAATGACAAATAGGGAAATAGTAATATCCACTGCCGGGAGCAGAAAAGAAACTCACTGGAAAACTGAAAAACTGCTGTGGAGTGAGTTTATTAAAAGGCTTGAAAATCCTACAAGGACAACTGAAACATATGAAAGTTTTATGAAGCTGAGAAAATCACAGCAGGATAACCTGAAAGATGTTGGCGGATTCGTTGCCGGAGAACTGAAAAACGGGAAGAGAAAAAACACAAATTTATTAAGCCGTTCGTTAATCACCCTGGATCTTGACAACATTCCAAGCGGGAAAACAAAAGAGGTTATGGAAAAGGTGAAAGATTTGAATGTGTCGTATGTGATACATCCCACCCGTAAGCATTCTGAAGCCGCTCCGAGATTAAGAGCTATGTTCCTTGCAGACAGGGATATGACACCTGACGAGTATGAACCTGTATCAAGAAAAGTTGCCCAGAGATTAGGGATTGAAATGTGCGACCCTACAACTTTTGAACCTGCAAGGCTGATGTTCTGGCCAAGCTGTTCGCAGGATGTGAACTATAAAATTTATTATAGTTTTAACCTTGAAAACCCGCCTGTATCGGTTGACGGTACACTTAATCTATACGATGACTGGAAAAATATGAGTGAGTGGTCACAAGTTCCTGGATCTGAAAAAGTTGCAGAAAGGCTTCTTAAAAAACAGGAAAACCCACTAGAGAAAAGCGGACTGATTGGAGCCTTCTGCAAAACTTTTACAATAGCTGAAGCAGTGGAAAAGTTTATTCCGGAAGAGTATGAGATATCAGATGATGGAAAAAGGATGACCTACACTCAAGGAAGCACATTTGGCGGAGCTATAATATATGACGACGTTTTTGTCTACTCGCACCATGCAACGGATCCTTGTGGCGGAAAACTATGTAATGCTTTCGACATGGTAAGGCTTCATAAATTCTCTGATATGGACGCAGATTCAAAGGAAGGAACACCTACGAGCAAACTGCCTTCATTTACTGAAATGTCGAGACTTGCAAGGGAAATAAAAGAAGTGTCAGCGATACTGAATAAAGAACGGTACGAAAAGGCGGCACAGGATTTTACGACAATTGATGACAAGGATACAGATGTTGAGTGGATGAACCTGCTGACAGAAAATGAGAATGGAAAGTATTTAAAGACTATAAAAAATATAGAAATTGTACTGGAAAACGATATAAATTTAAAAGGAAGGTTTGCAATAGATGAATTTGCAAACAGGGCAATGGTTATGGGAACTACGCCATGGGACAATAGAAATGAAATAAGGCAGTACGAGGAAGTGGATGACAGCGGTTTAAGAAACTATCTTGAAAACAGGTATGGTCTTACCGGAGAAAACAAAGTCAATGATGCACTTCTGCTAGTTTCCCACAAAAGACGATACAACAGTGTAAGGGATTACCTGGAGAGCGTTAAGTGGGACGGCAAGCCTAGAGTAGAAATGCTTCTGAGAGACTATCTCGGTGCGGAGGACAGTATTTATACAAGGAAAGTAATGAAAGTATCTTTGGCGGCTGCAGTTGCGAGAGCCGTTGAAGGCGGAGTCAAGTATGATTACATGCCTATATTTACTGGAAAGCAGGGAATTGGTAAAAGTACATTCTTAGCAAAACTTGGAAAAAACTGGTATTCCGACAGCCTTCAGACTTTTGAGGGCAAGGAAGCTGCTGAAATGATTCAGGGAACATGGATTAATGAACTTGGAGAACTCACAGGATTTAACCGAAGTGAAACTAATTTGATAAAGCAGTTTTTAAGCAAGCAGGACGACATATACCGTAAGGCATACGGAAGGGTTACAGAGAAATATCCAAGAAGATGTGTGTTCTTTGGAACTTCAAATGATTCAGAGTTTCTAAGGGACAGGACAGGGAACAGAAGGTTCTGGCCGGTTGAAGTTGGGATTGTGAAGCCTAAGAAGAGCATTTGGGAAAACCTTGACAATGAAGTTGATCAGATATGGGCGGAAGCCTATATGAATTATATTATCGGAACAGATTTATTTTTAACTGGAGAAGCATTAAAGATAGCGGAACAGAAGCAGGAAGAGCATAAGGTAGTAAATGTTAAAGAGGGAATTATTCTTGAATTTTTGGAAAAGGAAGTGCCAGAAGACTGGCGTCTATGGGATGAAGAGAGAAGAATGCTTTTTCATTCGGGGGCGGATAAATCAGGAATAAAACTGGTTCCTCGCGATACGGTATGTGCTGTTGAGATATTAGTTGAATGCTTTGGAATGAAGAAGGGGTATATAAAAAATTCGGACAGCATGGAGATTAACGGAATAATGGAAAATATGAAAGGGTGGGAACGGATAAAGCACCCTTTAAAATATGGAAGTTACGGGAAGCAAAGAGGGTTTAAAAAGATAAAAATATAGAACGGGCAACAAAGTCTACAAACTTTTTAGAACTTTTTAAAATTAAAGGATTTAAAGAATGAAAACGGCAACAAAGTGGGCAACAAAGTGGGCAACAAACTTAAAAATGGCAACAAACTTTTGTTGCCGCAAAAATAATTAAAAAAATGAACTTTGTTGCTTGTTGCCGAGATTGTTGCCAAGATTGTTGCCACATAAACCCTTTATTAATCGTACTTACAATATGATTGGCAACAAAAACTACAATCTTTTCTATATAGAGTATAAAATAAAGGAATTAAAGAGATTAAAGGGTGTAAATACGCGTATATGGAGTATATAAATCCTTTATTTAATAGTCTCTATACGCGCGCGCGAAAAGTTTGTAGCCTTATAAAAATTTGGAGGTAGAGATGTCAGAAAAAGAAATTGAAAATTATCTAGTTAAGAAAATAAAAAATAAAAAGGGGGTCGCATATAAATTTACGAGTCCTGGAAACTCAGGAGTGCCAGACAGGCTTTGTCTACTCCCGAATGGAAAAATATTCTTTGTTGAATTGAAATCCCCAGGAAAAAAGCCGAGAGCCTTGCAAGTAAATCAGATTACAAAAATAACGAAATTAGGGCAAAAAGTTTATGTGGTGGATTCCAAAGAAATGATAGATAGTATATTGGAAGACGAACTGTTTAATTGGAAGGAGGAGTAAATGGAGTTCAAGGCACACAATTATCAGAAATACTGCATTGAGAAAGTTATTGAGACACCAAATACAGGATTGTTACTTGATATGGGATTGGGGAAGACGATTATAACGCTTACGGCAATTGATGAACTTAAATTTAACCGGTTTGAGGTTGACAGGGTTTTGATAATAGCGCCAAAGAAGGTTGCCGAAAGTACGTGGCTTAATGAGGCGGAAAAATGGAATCATCTGAAATACTTAAAATTTTCAAAAGTGCTTGGTTCAGAGAAGAAAAGAATAGTAGCATTGAATACGCCGGCTGACATCTATGTGATAAATCGTGAAAATGTTCAGTGGCTTGTTGAATACTATAAAAATGACTGGCCGTTTGATATGGTTGTAATTGATGAATTTTCAAGTTTTAAAAACCATGCAAGCAAAAGATTTAAAGCATTGAAACTTGTACTTGGGAAAATAGAAAGAGTAGTAGGGCTTACAGGAACACCGGCACCAAATGGACTAAAAGATATTTGGGCACAAATATATCTGCTGGATAAGGGAGAAAGACTTGGAAAGAATATAACAGCTTTTCGTGAGAGATATTTTAATTATTCAAAATATGGCGGAAATCCTTTTGGGGAATATGAACTGAAGGAAGGGTCAGACAAGTCAATTATGAACAAGATAAGCGATATATGTGTTTCGATGAAGGCAGAAGATTATTTGGAACTTCCGGATATAACCTACAACACAATATCAATTGAACTAGATAACAAGTCAAGAAAGCAGTATGAAGAACTTGAGAAGCAGATGATTTTAGAACTGAACGAGTCCGAAGAAATATCAGTTGCAAGTGCGGCGGCGTTGACTGGAAAGCTGTTACAGCTTTCAAATGGTGCCATTTACGATGAAGAACGTAAGGTACATAAAATTCACAGCTGCAAGATTGAACGTTTTGTGGAACTCATCGAAGAACTTAATGGCAAGCCTGCCTTGGTGTTCTACAGCTTTCAGCATGACCTGGAAAGGATAAAAAAGGCACTGGCAAAATCAAAGTTAAGGGTAAGACAGCTTAAAACTCCGGAAGATGAAAAAGACTGGAACAATGGAAAAATTGACATACTTCTGGCACATCCGGCAAGTGCGGCATACGGCTTAAACCTTCAGGACGGCGGAAACCATGTGATATGGTTTGGGCTTAACTGGAGCCTTGAACTTTACCAGCAGGCAAATAAAAGGCTTCACAGACAGGGGCAGAAGGAAAAGGTTATAATCCACCACCTTGTAACACAGGACACAAGGGACGAGGATGTAATGAAAGCCCTGCAGA